GAGACGCTGTTTGACATCAGCGCGCGGCTGATTGCCGGGCGCGCGGCCTACCAGTTTAAGCAGGCGGAAATCGAGGCCCTGGCCGAGACTATCCGCGCACTGGAAAAAGCGACCGTGCAAGAAGCCGAACTCCAGGAGATTGACGGCAAGGTATTCCGCCCAGAGATGGTCGAGCCCGGCACCCAGAAAGAGAAATTGGAGGATGGCGGGTTCAAGAACATCGGGGAATTCCTGCACGCCGTCAAGTATGGCGATTCCAAGGGCAAGCTGGAGGCGTGGAAAAGGGAAACCAAAGATCTCGCCACTGGAGATGTGGGTGTCTTGATCCCACCACAGTTTGCCGCGAACATCTTGATGCTGGACGCAGAGGCTGAAGTTATCGGGCCGCGCGCGTTCGAGATTCCGGCCGGTTCGCCGCCGGACGCGGAATTCACGGCGCCCTATTTCTCGCAAGGAGGGCGCGGCGCCCTGGGCGGCGTGAGGCTGACCTGGACCGCTGAGGGACAGGTGATCCAGCCGGTTAACGATCCGCAAATCAAAGATATGACCCTCAAGCCCAAGGAAGTTAGCGGCCTTGCAGTGATCAACAACAAGACCTTGATTAACTGGGAGGCCGCCGGGGCATTCGTGGAAAGGCTCCTGCGGTTGGCTTACGCCGAAGGACGCGATGATGCATTCATCAACGGCAACGGCGTGGCCAGGCCGCTTGGCCTAGCCAACCCCTTGAACACCGGCGCGATCCGTGTTCCCCGTGCGACCGCCGGGACCATCGGATATGGCGATACTACCAATATGATTTCCCGGTTGTATGCGCCCGCCATGGCCGGTGCGTTTTGGTTGGCTACGCAGGATGCCCTGCCTATCGTTATGGCTATTGCCGACGGCGCCGGCCGGATCATGTTCAACGGCGGCGATGCGGCTAAAGGGATTCCTGCAACCCTATTGGGCCTGCCGATCAAGTGGACCGGCAAACAACCTCTTCTCGGCAACGCGGGTGACTTGATTCTATGTAACCTCAACCCGTATTACATGATCAAGCCGGGCAGCGGCCCATTTGTGGCGGTTTCCGATCAATTCCGGTTCGGCGACAATAAGACCGTTTTCCGGATTGTTGCCAACATCGACGGTCAGCCCTGGGTCAATGAGCCGCTGATGCTGTCCAACGGACTCACGGTTTCCCCGTATGTCATCCTGGAATAAGCAGGCGATGAACTGAAGAAATGGGGCCGGGCTTAGTCCCGGCCTACAAATTACAAGAGGTGATGATTATGCGCCCCCTTAGCCAACGAATCAAGGGCGATATCGCCATCGTCCCACAGAACCTGGGCGCCCCCGCTGTTAGTTATTGGTATAATTTGGGGAAATATGGCCGGGCCATCTTCTGGTGGGAGGTCGGCGCCATGGCCGCCGCTGCAACGTCGGACGGGCAGATCATGCAGGCGCGAAACGCCGCCGGGGATGGTGCTAAGGCTGTCGCGGGCTTGGCGTCCCAGATCCTTGCAAATCGCAGGGTGACTGCGGCAACTCTGACTGTGGATACTGTCGTAGCAGGCGATAAGGTAACTATCAACGGCGTGGAGTTCGAAGCCGCGGCCGCAGCGGATCTGCCAAACAGAAAGTTCGCGGTCGGCGCCAATAATGGCGCGTGCGCCACGAGCCTGGCCGAAGCGATCAATCACGCCGCAGGCGTGCCGGGCATCACGGCCGAGGCCAATGCGGCGGTTGTCACTCTGACGGCCACCGAACCGGGCGAGGAGACTATCACGATCACAGACCCGGCGGTGACCATCACCCCGGCAACCCTGCGGGCCATCGGATTCCTTGAGGTTGACGCATCCCAGCTTGACACTGATGAAAACTTCTCGCATGTAGCCATCAGGATCACGAACTCTGCCGCTACGCTGACTGCCGCCTTTGTCGAGCGCGGCGATCCCAGGTGGAGCCCTGAGCAACAGGCG